CGAGGCGCTCCTGGCTCGGGTAGGGGTTCGGATAGTGCTTGGCGATGGCCACCAGGTAGGCCCGCACACCTCTCCACTGGGTCCGGCTCATCCCGTCCGGCCGGGGCAGTCGGGCAATGTCCCCCACCACTTGCCGATGCGTGCTATATTGGGCCACGGATGACCTCCCTGGTTCGTTAGATGACAGGTTCGACGGTCAGGAAGGTCAGAGCCATCAACTCGGACCTTCCACGTATCAGATGCGGTGACCGTGGAACCTGTAACTCAGTTGTGAAGGGCCGACCGTAGCACTCCTTCCGGAGGCCAGTGAACAAGCGCTCGATGTGTCAGGCTTGTCACCCGAAGGAGGTACATATGGATACCCAACTCCGGCCCACACGCAGGCAAGTCCTGTTCGGTCTGATGGGAACTGCCGCCCTTGCAGCACTCCCATCCACGACCACCCTGGCCAAGACCCCACCCGCTCCGACTACCGGCCCGGTGACCCTCGATCAGTTCATGAACCTCTCCGAGGCCCTGACCGACAACGAGTTCTCATTGCGCGACGAGGTTGGCGCGCAGTACCAGGCGGCCATCGACCCGGCCGCTCTGCGCAAGCTGGTCAACGCCACCAAGGGCCGCGACAACTTCAACGACATCTTGCGTTCCGGCGCTCTCAACGACGACGGCAACGCCCTCACAGCACAGCAGATTCTGACCTTCTGGTACTCCGGTCTGGTCAACAACAAGACCGCCGACTACTTGGAGGCACTGGCCTGGGAATCGCTCGATGACGGGCACCTGGCCACCGTTTCCAGCGAACCGTACGGGTTCCCCGATTGGGATGAGGCACCATGACGAACGCAGTAATCGTTGGCTCCGGCGTTGCCGGAGCACTGGTCGGCTGGAAGCTGGCCAAGGCTGGCATGAACGTGACCATCTTGGAGGCTGGCCCTCCGCAGGACCGAGATGTCGCCGTGGCGACCTTCCGTGCGGCAACCGCCAAGGTCCCCGAGTCGCCCTATCCGAACACGCCCTGGGCACCACGCCCGAGCGTGTTGGAGATCGGTGTCCCCGGCACCGGCTACTTCATCCAGAACGGCCCCGATCCGTTCGGCTCGACCTACGAGCGCATCGTCGGCGGCACGACGTGGCACTGGCTCGGCTCTTGCCCACGCCTGCTGCCGTCCGACTTCAACCTGCACAGCCTGTTCGGCGTCGGCGTCGATTGGCCGATCACCTACAACGAGTTGGAGCCGTGGTACGTCCGCGCCGAGGTCGCCATCGGTGTTGCTGGCAACAGCGCCGTTGACCAAGGCTCACCGCGGTCCGCACCGTTCCCGATGGAGGAAATCCCCACCAGCTACCTCGACGGCATCATCGCCAAGGCAGCAGCCAAGCTCGGCCTTGAGGTCTTGGGGACGCCACAGGCCCGCAACTCCGAGACGTACAACGATCGCCACCACTGCGTGGGCAACTCCAACTGCATCCCGGTGTGTCCGATCGGTGCCAAGTACGACGCCCTGATCCATCTCGATCTGGCTCGCGAGCATGGTGCCAAGATCATCCCCAACGCCGTCGTTCACGACATCCTCGTCAGCAACGGCAGGGCCACGGGTGTCGTCTACCGCAAGCCCGACAAGAGCAACGTGACAGTCCTGGCCGACATTGTGATACTGGCAGCCAATGCCATCGAGACACCGAAGATCATGCTGATGGCCAACGGTGGTGCCGGTGTCGGCAACTCGTCGGACATGGTGGGCCGCAACCTGATGGATCACCCGATCAAGCTGAGCTACGCGCTCAGCGACGAGCCGGTGTTCGGTCAGCGTGGCCCGCTGAGCACAGCAGGAATCGAGAGCACTCGCCAGGCAGCAACGCGCGGCGACCACTCGGCGTTCCGTGTCGAAATCGGCAACGACGGTTGGAAGTTCCCGATCGGTGATCCGACATTCGAGTTCACTGCCCAGCCCGATGGTGCCGGGACGTTCGTCCAGCTTCGGGAGGGCGGCAACGCCCTGCGCGATCGCTGGCGCGATCACGTCACTCGTGAGTTCCGCTTCGGCTCACTGACCGAGCAGTTGCCCAACCCCGAGAACCGGATCGTGCCCGACTTCGCCAACGTCGATGCCATCGGCATCCCTCGACCGCGGATCAGCTTCACCATCGGCCGCTACGTCAACGATGGTGCTGCCGAAGCAGAGGCGCTTCATGAGCGGCTGTTTGAGGCGATGAATGCCACCGACCGGCATCACGTCCCATTCCTGTTCGGAGCCGGACACATCATCGGCACCACCAACATGGGCAACGATCCACACACATCAGTAGTGGACCGCGACTGTCGTTCTCACGACGTGCCCAACATGTTCATCGCCGGGTCGAGCGTGTTCCCCACCGAGGGCACAGCCAACCCGACACTGACGTTGGCGGCTCTGGCGCTGCGAACGGCTGACACCATCTTGCACTGATAGTCCGGTATCACATGCGAAAGGGGCCGGTCCCCGAAGGAACCGGCCCCTTTGCGGGACGAGTTAGCACCGTCAGAAGGTGCAGCCGTTCGCACTCCACTGGCTGCTGGAGGCACCGTTCGGCGTGTAGATGTTGATCATCACGTAGTAGAAGCCCGAGCCGGAAGTGCTCACCTGCAGACCACCTGCCACGGTATAAGGCCCCCGCTGCCAGCCGCTGTTGTTGTTTGAGACCGCCCAGTCGTAGGAGTTCTGGTACTGCGGCACGTAGGCCCGACCGTTCCACACGGCCTTGTACAGATAGATGTCTACTTCCACACCCGGATATGTGGCTGGGAGCGGGAGCGTGATGTACCCCGTCGTTCCCCAGGGCTTGGCGCAACTCACGTAGGTGGGGCTTGGCGTAGCGTGTGCGGGTGTGGTACCGACGATGCCTACACCGAGCACCATGGTCAGTGCCACGATCAAGACACGCAGTGCCCCTCGTGGTCGGTGGATGATGGATCGGATCATGCCTCTCTCCTTCTGTCCCCGTCAGAGTCCGTCCCTGCCTTGGTGGTGACTGTACCAAAGTGGGGGAAAGTGTCAAGCGACAGTGGTCACTGCTGGCGAGCCAGTTGGCACTCAAACGCTGCGGTCAACAGCAGCAGTGCGGCCGTCTCAGCCCACTTGGCCCTGTCGATGATCCGGCGCGGCGGCTTCCCGGCTTCCTCGGCCAGGACCGTCACCACGACTTCTTCGGGCATGTCCAAGATCAGCGCCACCAGTGGGATGGACACGTCGTTGGCCAGCTTCCCGGCGTAGTCGTACTTGGAGGCCAGGTAGGCACGGGCGGCGTAATCGGTGCAGAACCTCTCGGCTACTGCTGTCTGGATGTCAGTGGTAACAGTCATGGGCACAATGTAGCAGAAGGCCCCACCGAAGTGAGGCCTTCTTCAACGAGCAGTTCAGTGTGTTCCCCGCCGCCTGTACGCGAGCAGCGGGGAACACGGTCCTGTGATACCGGGGTATCAGATGCGGCCTCCACCGAAGTCAGCGATCAACTGCGGCGCTGCAGTGTCGAAGCCGACGACATCGAGCATGCCCGCGTCGTTGGGGTCGGCAATCGAGAAGCCGTTGGAGACCATGCCGACCACCGTCAGGCGAGCAGGGATACCGCGCTTGTCGCGGTAAGCCTTGAGCGCCTGCACCGGGTGCTGACGACCGGCCCACGTCTCGTTGTCGGTGTAGACGACGAAGTGCTCCACGTCCCAACCGGCCTTGAGCGCCGTGGTCATCGGCAGCGAGCAGTCGGTGCCGCCTCCACCGACCTTGGCAGTTGCAGCCATGGCCGCCTGCAGCGAACTCTTGGCGGTGATGCCAGGGATGTTCACCAACTGGTGGCTGAACGCCATGATGTGATACTCCGGCTCGGTGACCGCAGTGACCAGCGCCATGGCGATCGAACCGACGCTAGGCGTCAGTTCGGTACCGGCGATGTTGCTCCACGTCATCGACGCCGAGGTATCGAGGGCGATGAGCGTGCGCTTGTTGGAGGGCACGACGTTGCCGAAGGCCAGCTTGAAGGTGTCGTTGAGGGCGTCTACAACCCGCGGAATCGGACTCCAGTCCAGGTGCCGACCCTTGCCCTTCTCGTAGGCCTTGAGGGCAACGAGGACGGTCAGCGGGTGGATGCGCGAGGCCTTGACCAACTGCTCGTCGGTCAGCTTGTCGAGCACCTTGTCGAGGTTGATCTGGCCACCGAGCGACTTGATCGTGCCGGTCGCCGTGAGGCGGCTCAACTGGCGCACCAGTGCGGTGATGCCCATCGGCTCCACGAGCGCGGCGAGCATCTTCGGCTCGTTCATGAGGTGGTCGGGGACGACCTCCCACGGCAGCTTGTGCTGAGTTACCAGCGTGACAGCGTGGTTCAGCGGTGCCGTCTTGATGTCTTCGACAGCGGCCAGGAAGGGGAAGGTCGGCTCGGGGTCCTTGCCGACAGCCCACTTCAACACCTGATCGTGCGACTCACCGCGCGCCGGTCGGGGCTTGGACAGGCGCAGGAGGTCACGGTGGCCCCAACCCTCGCGCTGCTGGTACTTGGCGACCTGCATCGCCAGAGACGAGACAGAGCGCTCCGTGTACCACTTGGCAACGGCCTCGCGCAGACCACGGCCCCAGCCACGGAACTGCTCGGCGTAGCCGACGAACTGGAAGAGCATGGTGCCGGTGCGGCACACCTTGGGGATGGCAGCAAGCGCTGCCGAACGGGTCGCCTGGTCCGTTGCGCCCGAGCACACGGCCAGAGCGAACAGGACAGGGGCCTGCTTGGGGTTGCGGCCGTTGACGGAGATGTCAACGATGGTGTCCACGACGCGCGGGCCGTCCTCTGCGATGCAGGCGAACAGCACGTCGGCGTTCTCCTTGGTCAGCTTGCGCTCGGATGCGTAGTAGCTGCCGCCCTGGGTACCAAGGATCAGGAAGCGGTTGAGCCGACCCCACTTGTCAACGGCGAACGAATAGCCGCCAGCGGAGTTGGGGACCGTGCCGGGAATCGGCTGGTCCTGCGGCGTCTGCCGCGTAGAAATGGTCTTCAATGGGTCCGTCATGTGTTCCTCCAGTCGAGTAGCTGCACACCGGATTGGTTGGCGGCGGGAGGGGATCAAACCCTCACTCTCCCTTGCGGGAGCACTGTCGTCTAGGCCACTGCGGATAACCGATGTGCTCCGGCCCGGAGGGGCCAGATTGTGTTCCAGCGGGCGAGGTGTGCGAACCGGAGCGCTCACCGAAATGAGCTTCCGTCATCTGGCCGAAGCGGTCTGACGGACAGGAATCGAACCTGTAATACCAATTGGGATAACCGACTCACGTCGGCCCGCTGGAGAGTTATGTTGTGTTACCAAGGGCGAGAAGTGAGCACCGAGTTGACGGCTTGCGCCGCTGCCAGGATTCTCGTTCTGGCGGGTTGTCGCTCCCTTGCGGGGGCTGGTGAGATAACCGATCCTCTCCGGCCCTTGGCTGAGTTGTGTCCCTCGGACGAGCGAGTAGGTACCGGAGTTGGTTTGATTGGAAGTCAAGGATAACCGACACCATCCGGCCCGAGGGTTGTGATAGTGCTGAAGGCGAGGGGCGTCAACCGAGTGTTTTAGGCGCTCTGCCAACTGAGCTACGTCCCCACGATGTGGAGACGGCAGGACTCGAACCTGCGACCACCCGCTCCTGATGCGATAACCGACCGACTTCGGCCCTCAGCGAGATCGTTGTGTTGTCAAGGAAAGTCCTAGGCGAGTGGGTGCCAACCGGGGTTTTCTTTTCACGAAGATAACCGACTGGCTCCGGCCCAGGACCGATCAAGCTACGACGGAACGAAACACTTTGCAACGCATTTATGACCTGGGGTGATGCACTGCAGGTAAATGGGGGTACATGGGGCCAGACGCGAAGAGGGCGGCCCCGTCCAGCCGCCCTCTTACCTCCGGTTTGTTGTCCCCATGAAGAGGGCAGCCTGCCCCTCCAGGCTGCCCTTCCATGACCCTCAGACCGGAGTGCTCACGTCACGTCGTGGTCGTGGTCCGCTGAGTCTGGGGCATCTTGCACGACATTGCCCGCGCTGTCAACTGCTGCGTTGCTCCCGGCCATGCTCTTGGCCCTGCCGGTGCGGACGTTGGACATCACCTGGTGAGTGTGATCGTAGGTGGCGGCGAACGCCTGGCCTCCGGCTGCCGAGCGAGTGACGTTACCGAAACCCATCTGAGCGCCTTGGCCCCACGTCTCCGGCCCGGTGCCCAAGAAGACGAAATCCCAGCGGAACTCGTTGGTCTGTGTCAGGACCATCTTCCTGATCGACTCCACTGTGAAGTCGCGGCTGGAGTTCTCCAAGCCGTCCGTTTGGACGACGAAGAAGACGTGCTCGGGACGCTGGTCTTCGGGCATCTTCTCCAGCTTCGATCCCGTCTCGGTGATCGCGCGGCCCACTGCGTCGTACAGCGCTGTGTTACCACGCGGACGGAGCTTGTAGGACGGAGCATCGGCAAGGTTGCCGTCGAAGACGACGTTGTACCACTCGGGAGTTTCGTTGACGGCGTGGCCGATCTGGGCGTCGAACTCCACGAGCAACAGAGAGGCTTCGCCGGGAACCTCCTTCTCCTTGGTGATGAAGGAGTTGACGGCTCCCTGAGCGTCGGTGCAGATCGCGTGCATCGAGCCGGAACGGTCGCAGACGAGGGTGATGTGTGAGTAGTGGGCTTTGGTCATGAAAGTGCGGCCTCCAGTCGCTTGATGACATTGAGGACGATGGCGTCGGCCAGGGCCTCGATATCGAGGGAACCATTGAGGGTACCACCAGCATCCCCCACTGGCGCGCTGACCTCGGCAACCGGCGTCTTCTTGTCCTCACCGAGGATGGCCTCGACGTAGGTGGTCATCCGTGTGCGTGCCGGAAGAGAGATACCAAGCTCACCGGCGATGGCCTTTAGCTGGTCAAGCTCCATGTCTTCAAGCTGGTCACGGGTGTAGGCGGCCTGCTGCTTGGCGGAGGGCGCGTCATCTTCTTCCGATACCTTGGTATCAGCGGTCTTCGGCTGCGCCGCGGCCTTCTTGGCGGGAGCCTTCTTGGCCGGTGTCTTCGCAGCCGGTTCCTCCGGCTCGGCCTCAGGCTCCGGCTCCGGCTCTCCCATGTCCACATCGACCAGTCCGTCGTTGAGGGCACGGATCGGGAACCCGGCGTCGAACACCGCTTGGCACACGTCGTTGAGCCACTGGTCTTCCGGTGCGCCGGGATCGTCGGACGCGAACAGCGCCAGCAGTTCCGCCGACTCTTCGTCTTCCGGCTTGCCCTTGAGCAAGTTGACGACCTTCAGCCCGAGGCGCTTGGCCTCGTGAACCTCCTGCGGCTGGCTGTAGATCGCATCCACCGTGTTCTTGTCATCGGTGATGATTTCGTAGTACACCTCGTTCCGCTCCAGCCACGACACCAGGTTCTTGTCGGTGTCGTTCGGCTCGCTCTTGCCCTGGATCAGGAACCAGAAGGTCTGCCCTGCCTCTTCGTCTGCCTTCCAGATGTCCGAAAGGGTTTCGGTGAGTTCCTTGCGGGTCATCTCACCATCGCCCAGCACAACGTGCATGGTCATTTCATGTTCTCCTCAGTGTCACAACCGGCGGGTCGGGCCGGGACTTGGGAGATTAGCTCAACGAGGGCGACCAGTACGACGAAGCACTCCGGTCTTCAAGGCGTCAGTGGTTACTAGCAACACATCACCGATGAGCAACAGGAAGTTGGCGGCTCCCGCCAAACCAACCCCATACCACCAATGATCCACGTTGATCAAACACTGCCCACCAATGCCCAGGAGGATCGAGACGACATAGGGGAACCATTCCGGCGTTCCGAAGAACGTCAGCAGCAGATTCCACACCAACCACACGCCGAAGATCACCATCAGGTAGGCCATCGACGCATGCTAGGCCCAAGGGTTGACGACTCCATCCGTTGTCGGTGTGGCGTACGGATTCAGCCCACCCTTGGGGGGAACTGGCGTGCGCTCGTCGTTGGGGTAGAACACGTCGATGTGCGGTATCACACTGGTGCCAGCGGGAACCCACTGGTAGACCATCCCGGCAGCGGCAACCTCGGTGTCCACTAGGAACTCGGGGTCGTTGGCGTTGACCGGCGTGGCGAACAGGCGGCCGGTGACAGCACGGCGCGCGCCGTACCACATCGAGTACGACTTGCCCGACCTGTTGGACCCGCCGTACCACGAGTAGCTGTCGAGGCCCCCGTACTTGGTATCACCATCGAAGTAGTCCAACTCCTTGAGGAAGCCACGCTCTGCGAGCACGCGGTCGATGATCATGTAGGCCCCGTTGCACTCGATCCGCAGCAGTGCTCGGTGCGCCTGATAGCCGCGGCGCACACAGGCGATGTGAATCCAGGTGGTCGGGTTGAGGTCCCACGTCTCGTCGCCCCACTGCGTGCCGGTGAAGCGGTAGTCCTGGTCCCAGTAGACCAGCGCCACCTTGAGTTGGCCTTGGCCCATGGCCATGAACTGGAACGTCCAATCCTCGTGGTCGATGTCGCCCTGCAGTGTCGGCCAGTCGCTCGTCTCTGCGATCACCGCAGGCCCAGTGGTCTTGTCGAAGCGGCCGGACCACACACCGCCTCCTGGTGCGCCCTGGTTGACTCTCGACGGCGTGCCGTTGGTGGCCCAGTACTGCGTGCCCACCGCGGCAGCTTCAAAGCTCGGGTTGGACACCATGTTGGCCCGCTGCGGGTACATCCAGACGTGTGTTGTGTTACTGACCTCAAACGGCGGAGCCGCCCTGAAGATCGACAGCAGGCCTTCGATCGGGTCCGTCGTGGTCACACCAGGGCCTGGCGTGGCCCAGGCGAACAGCCAGCGGTTGGAGGCATCGGTGATCGTCGCGTCAGGGTTGGCCGTCAGCGCATCGCCGGGGTAGACCGTGGTGAACAGGCTCGTCGGCGTGTTGGTGGTGAAGACCAGCTTGCCTGCCTGCGCGGTGTTGACAAGCTCGATGCTGATCGCTCCGACACCGACCGCCTCGGCCAGGTGATCGAATGGCAACTGCGTGAACATCACGTAGTGGTTGTTGCCGATAATCCGCACCGACACGTCGAGGAAGCCGTCGAGTGGATACCCCGCTATCCCTGCAACCTCATCCCAGCCGGTGAGCGCCGCCAGTGCGGTGCGATCCGCCGCTCCGGCCCATGCCGGATTGATCACGTCCATCGACGGTGCGACACGCCACATGATGAGCTTGACGCGCGCCGCGTTCATCAGCGCTGAGTTGGCGAACAGAGCATTGCGGAAGTTGGTGTGGAAGAAGTAGCTCATGGCTCTCCGATGTAGAAGCCGTCGTAGCCGCTCTTGGTCTGCCCCAGCTTCTCAGCGGGGTCGCCCATGGTGAGATACCTGTCGGGAGGCACCAAGGCCACCGGAGCGTTGCTGGCCAGCGAGTAGACCATCACTTCGGCAACGTCGATACGTGGCGAGCGACCACCGACACCGCCGTTGATGCGACCGGAGAAGTACAGCCCCGGCACGATGTAGAAGCAGTTGGCCGGGACGATGCCCTGCGAGCGCACTTCAAACCAGTTGGTGTTCGGTGGAGCAGTGGGCAAGCCTGCCAGTGGGCCGGGAGAGTTAGACGGCTGTCCGTCTGCGGTGAAGGGGATGAGATACGGTGTGATCGGTGAGGGCTTGGCCATCTTGACCCAGGCGCTCAGCCCGAACGCATCCCCAGGATGGCAGGGGATACCGGCGTATAGGGGGATGAACTCGTTGGTGCCCAGCTTGCCGTCGCCAGCAGTGATGAAGATGTCCTTGAGGCCAGCGCCATCGGCGGAATCCACCAGCATCGAGCCGACCGCTCCTGTGGGCGGGGCCACTGTCGAGGGGTTGAGCGTCAGGTTCACCAGGTTCCACGCTAGGTAGTTGGCGGGAGGCGGAGTAGTGAACACCGTGGACGGGTGGATCGGTGCCCAGTGGCCAGTGCTGGTGATGAAGTTGGAGTCGTCCGGCAGCAGCGTCAGGTTGGTGCCTCCGGTGACGGTGCACTCGTACTTGCTGACCGTCTCGACCAACTGCTCCAGGCCGAGCGTGGTGCCGCGCATGCTCAACAGGTTCGACGTGCTGGCCAGCAAAGCCCGGTATCGAACGTCCCCGATGCCTGCCTCATAGGGCACGCCGTAGTTCGCTCCCAGGTGCCGGAGCAACATGATCGGTGATGTGTCGATGTGGTGAAGCTCCAGCAGGCTCTCCACGAAGCCGCGGATGCGGTCCAGATCGAAGCCGAACACCGACAGGAACTGGCGCAGGAAGCCGGAGCCGACCCGGTAGTTGTCGTCGGTCCACTGGTAGTAGGGCGGCACGCCGTCCCACAGGTGGTTGGAGTGCCCGTAGTTCTTGGGCAGCAGGCACTGGTCGGACATGAACGCCGTCCAGTCCTGCGGGTTGGTGCGGAAGAACAGCGTGTAGTAGTACCAATGACCGTTTGGTGTGATACCAGGACTCTGGTTGCCCATGCTGTCAACGACCAGGGAGGCCGGGAAGGTGTCATAGACGATCGGTGGCGGCAGCAACTGATCGACACCATCGACGGTGGTGACGGGGAAGTCCGTGCGCAGCGCTCGGAACACCGTCTCGCCTTCGGTGACCTCGATGGGGCAGCCGAACGCCGACCGCACCAGGGCAAGCTCGACCCAGGTGTCCTCGATGGCATGCGGCCAGTTCCACATGATCTCGATCGTCTCGTAGTTGTAGGCCTTGACGAACAACAGGCCCTTGGCGGTCGGAGACAGCGCGGCAATGTCGATGGAACGTGTCGGGTAGCGCAGCGCCGTGCTCGGCAGCGTGGTGACGGACGAGCCGCGTACGAAGTCGCCGCCGTGCGACGTGCCGATGCTTTCGCGCTTGACGCGGAAGGCGGGGGAGTCGAAGCCAGTTGGCCACCATGGATCGGTCATGTGCCCAGGAGACCTCCTACTGCTTGCACCCACAACCCATCATGAGTGAGTTCATCGGTGCTCAGGTTGGGCCAGTCCGTTTGGGCCTCGACCACCACGGTGTCGTTGATCTTGGGGATGAGCAGATCGCCTGGCTGCACATCGTTGATCACTCGCTGATCGTCATCGACCCAGATGTTGGAGGCCTGTGAACTGACTGTGCCAGCCGCCGCCGTCGTACCCACGTTGGCGTTGGTCTTGGCGTAGCTGACTGTCGTCCCGGCCACAGCGGTGAGCGTCTGATAGCCGTCGAACACCGGGTCGGCCGGAGACAACACCACCCGCACCTGATCCCCGACGTGGAAGCCGTGCGCGCCCACGGTCAAGGTGGCCACGTTGGTGGTCAGCACCTTGTTGGTGACGTTGACTGTGATACCACCCTTTGGGGCGGCGTCATCGAGCCAGAACAGATCGACCCACTCCACGCCCTGCACGGCGAGAGCCATTCTGTAGATTGAGCCGATGGAGATTCGGGTCCCGAAGTCCACGTTGTCGAAGTTGAGCATCTGCCGGAGAGCGTGCTCGACCGTCGTGCGCACCGTCGTGCGGTTGTAGCTGTCCTGCACATGGACCATCAGTTGGATGTAGACGTAGCCCCACAGGTCATCGACATGTGGCGGTTCGACATCGACCGCGGACCCGACGATGATCTTGTCCTGCATGTAACGCTCAACCTGACTGCAGAGCAGGTCCATGTACTCATCGTTGGCCTTGCCTTGAGTTGGCGCAATGCGAACGTGGACCATCGTGTAGACCTCGCCGTGAGCAACGCTCTTGGCGACACCGGGGACCTGCAGAGCCAAGTCGGCATAGTCATTGAGCGTGATGGCGCGGTTCTTGAGACGCGCTGCGGCCCGTGGGATGCTGTTGCGCATTGCGTCGATCGTCTCGGGGTCGGTGCCACCTACCGGGGACTCCTGGTTGGTAACGCTCACGCCGAACATGGCGGTTGAATCGCTGCTGACGAGCACCTTGAGGTCCCCGACCGCCAAGGAGTTGGCTTCCACACCGACACCTGTCCGGTAGGTGACGAAGATTTCGGCGTTGACCGGAGGGATACGGCCCGACGCCTGGTCACCGAACAGGAGGTGTGTCAACTCGTTGTCGTCAATGAACGTGGTGAACACGCTCTGCGTGGGACGGGCCAGGGAGATGTCACTGATGTAGGTCCACTCGATGATCGACGGACCCTCGCGGGTCTTGATCGACACGGTGCCGTAGACCACACCCTTGTCGGGGATGATGAACTCCGTGTTGGGCGTGCCCGATGAGATACCAATCATCACGTCGTAGTTCATCACACCCTCGGTGGCACCCACCGATATGTCGGTATCGCCGGGGTTGAGGGTGATCGCTGCGTTCGTCTCGAAGATGATCAACTCGTCAGCAGTGGACGCATCGTTGTGAACTCGGGTGCCGGAAGGTAACTCCACAGGGTCCGGCGCTGTGGGATCGAGGCTGAAGTACAGCATGACGATCGCTGATTGCTGACCGATAGGTGTGTATCCGAGCATGTCCGCGATGTACAGCACGCTCTGCCGTCTGATCGCCGTGCCGAGGAAGGCCTCGGACGCGGTGCGGTCGATGTAGAAGTGCAACACGTCACCCATGTAGGCGAACAACTCGATGATCAGCGTGCCGAAGTCGGACGCCTCTCCGACCGTCTCCCACTCCGGCATGATGCCGCGAGCGAGGCCGACGAGTTGCGAACGGATGGCCGTGAAGTCACGGCTGGTGTAGTCGAGGACGACATTGGAGTCAATGTCATCGACGGTGGAGAACACGTCAGGCACTGCCGTCTCCTTGTGATATCGCCGGGGTCGGCGGGGCAATCTGGCTCTGGATGATGTGCTGGCGGTTGATGAACTCGGAGGCCACCGGGACAGCGACCGAGGTGTCGGTGGCGTACAGCGAGCAGCGGTAGACCACTGTGATCACGACCGTGCCGGGGTTGCCCTCGGCCACGTCCACCGAGCGCACAATGCAGCGAGTGACCAGTTGCTGCAATCGGGTGCTGATCAGTGATGCGGCGTCTCGGCGCACAAGCTCGTCGGTCGGGTCGAACAGTGCCGACTGGAAGTCACAGCCGTAGCGAGGCCGGAACACCCGCTCACCGAGGTTGGTCATCAGGGCGTCGATCACTTGCGCCCTGACGACGTGGTTGTAGTCCGGCGTCATCGCGATGGCACCGCCAGGTGCCAAGCGGAACGGGAAGTCGATGGCTTTCATGGCATGTTTCCAATCGCAGCCACTGGTGATTTCACCATTGGTGTTGTGATAGTCCAGGTGTCCCGTACACGCCGGTCGGTCCACGACGATGACCACTGACCCTCAAACAGCGTCAGGTTCGGTCGGGCCTTGCCTGCCTGCGTCCAGAAGGGCACGTACGGCGCTGTCTGGATCGCCGCCGTCGAGTCAGGGCGGGCCAGGAGCAGCCTGGTCTGGAAGGTCTGGCGATCCATGTGATGCTGCACGCCGCGCACCAGCCAGCGGCCGTTGTAGCGGTCCCGGTAGTACTTGGGGTTGCTGGTGTAGATATCGACGTTCATGCCGGGGTAGATGTTGGCGTTGCCCAACACTCGGGCCGTGGCCTGTTGCCTCCACGAATCGCTGCTGTACGTCTTGATGTTGCAGTAGATCGCCGCCTCTTCGGCGTTACGCACCGGCAGGTTGCTGAGATACTTGTACATCGTGAAGTCGTTGCCCGGTTGCACGGCGCTCTGCACTGTCTCACCGTTGAAGTAGGCGATCTTGGCTCCGATGTTGCGGTAGCTCGACTCCGAATCCTCGATCGGCGTGAACTCGACCAGCGCGCGCTCGTAGTCAGCGAAGTCGGTCGAGGCGTACTGCGAGGCGACCAGTTGGACGTAGCTGCCGTTCTCGATGAACAACCGCAGCGGGTTGTAACACATCACCACGCCGTAACGGTTGAAGATCGACCACCCCAGCCGCTTGGCCAGATCACACGCCAACTTCCAGTCGGACTCATCGGTCTGCGCCAACGACAGCCAGACGTGCGCGTCCTCATGACGATGACTTCCGAGCAAACCCCGGTATGCCAGCGTCTCCACTGCCTGGGGGATGGTGTAGTTCGCCCAGAAGTGGGGGTTGCCGGTCTGCATGTCCTTGGTCGCCCCGAGGATCGACATCGTGAAACTCAGCGCCGATGATCCGGTTGCGTTCTGATCATCAGTGACCGAGTTGATGTATCCGTTGAACAGTTCCGTGCGCGGGGCCAGGCCCCAGTAGAAACTGATCGCTGATCCGGCCAAGCTGGTCGTGTCCTTCAACGTCTCCGACGTGCATGACATTGACACCACATCGTGTTGGTACTCGGCCCCTGAGATCGTTGCTTCCGATACCGTGATATCGAACTCGACACCGTTGAGCAGCGGTCGATAGATAGGCGTCATCCCCCTCGTGTTGCGGCCATCGGAGACGGTCGAGGCGAGTGAGAAGTCGGTGAGGGTCAAGACGGAATCCTCATGTACGCGCCCTGCGCCAGGTCGAGTGGGTACCAGATGTTCGGGTTGGCATCAGCGATGCGCCACCACTGCGTCGAGTCCTCCATGAACTTGAAGGCCAGAAAGGGCATGTGCTCCTGGTCCTTGGCGTAGTACTCAGCCGGTGGCGGAGGCGGCAATGGCAGTGTTGTCACAAGATAGGTGGCGTCACGGTTGGCGAGATGGAACCGCAGCATCGGCGGCGTGGTGTCCTCGAAGACGGCGTTCTCGTAGATGTCGTAGATGTGCGCTTGGACGAAGGCCTTGTCGGCAAGCTCGTAGCGCGAACCTTGCGGGATCATGACACCCCCAACAGGCTTGAAGCGTTGAGCGCTCCGCTCATGACGGAGTTCCACGCCGAGGTAGTGGAGACAGCCGAGTCGGAACCGAGCGGCAACGGCCGGATCATGTGCGTGAAGCTGGCCTTGCCGGTGATCCTGCGCTCACCGACCTCAGGCGATGCGCCGGGACCGGCAGCATCGAAGGTGATCAGATTGCCTCCGGCGTCGTACTTGGAGAAGAAGGCAACGTGCCCGTTGCGGATCAGAATGTCTCCTGGCTCCAAATCCGTGTGCCAGTTGTAGGTATCGAGTGATACCAGTATCTGCCTCTTGGGATTGGCCTGTGCCCGCTGCAGTATCACAGCAGTGCCGGGGTGATCACTCCAGTTCATCGCCGCTCCGCTGCCGGTGCGGATGTAGCACTCGGTGACCAGGCCGGAGCAGTCAGCAGACTCGGGGAGGTTGTAGCGGTTGGAGCCGGAATCGGCACCGAGGTAGTCGGTCCACCCACCTGTACCAGGACCGCCTTGGACAACGTGAGCGTAGGCCCAAGCGAGTGCCTGCAGTCGGGCCTTGGCGTTGCCATCCTTGGTGAGGGTGTACTGCGTGAGCAACGAGCGCATGTTCTCGTCGCTGATCAGTGAGATGGTGTCGAGCGCTCCACCGTTGGCGTCGAGCGATGCCAGAAGCGCAGAACTGTCGGAGTCGTTCTTGTTCCACGACAGCCCGAAATCGGGTGATGTGATTTCGTCAATCGGGATCGCTGCCTCGGCCTGGAACTCTTCCTTCCTGTACTCGACCTGATCCTTGACCGGCCCCATGTAGACGACGCGCATCTGCAGCGTGATCGTCATCCTCGTCGGCGTCATGCGGTGCGTGAATCGCTCGAAATTGACGGTGGCGTTGAGCGGCCGACCCTGCACACTCAACTGCGGAGAGAACACCACGGTGATGTCCCGAGGGTTGACCATCATCACACCGTTGTCAGGCAGTGTGTTACCAGTCTGATTCGGGTTTGACGGGACGACATTGCGAACCACCAGGTCAAAGAACTGATAGTCCACGAAGACGCCCGGATGGTCCGGTTGCGTTGCTTCTTCTTGCCGGTCGAAGAACAGGCTGAAGCTGAAGTCCATGTAGCTCGGGGGAGCCACCAGGTTACCGGACTGATACACGGTGTTGAACGGGTCGAGGGCGTCCTGGTTGAGATACGACACGTAGTCACGGGTGATCACTTCGGGGTTGTACATGAAGTACAGCCGCGCTCTGGTCATCTGGTCGCCAGCACTGAACTCGGCCCGCCTGATGTAGCCGCGCAGGATGCGCGCGGGCTTGCCGGTTTCGCTGTCACGCAACAGCGGGTGGAGGCGACCGGCAGCGCCGGAAGCGAATGGTGGGTTGGTCAGATTCGCCCCGCCCGTCACGTTTGCTGTTGGCGAGTTGTAGTTGGCGGGAATCTGGCTCGACTGGAACCACTCGTAGGCGAACTGCTGCAGGAACTGATCACTAGTCAGATTGGCAGGCCGGTCCATCAGCCCGGTCGGCACGTCGGCGCGGTTGTACTGCGGACGGCTCGACCAACCGTAGGCATTGGGGGCGAGCGCTGACGGTCGATAGGTGTTGCGGATTCCGTAGCTGTAGGCCATCAGTTGGTTCTCGCCAGTCGTCGTTGCATCTCGTCCTCCAGTTGGTTGGCGAGCATCGTCACCGTGCGCCGCACGTCGATCCCACCGGCTCCCGATCCCTGACCACCGTTGATCTGGAAGGTGTTGTTGAACTGCACCACGCCCTTGCCCAGTGAGCGGTTGGGCATCATGTTGAGATACCCCATCGCCTCCACATCACCGAGGCCAGCGTCACGCACCGCCTGTGTGCCCTTGGAGAAGTCCACCTTGTAGCGCCAATCCTCACCGGGGTAGGTCCACGGTGAGTACCCGCCAGCGTTGGGGATCGTCTTGTTGAACAGGTCGTAGGCGATCTTGGCGTTGGCATACGGATCGAGCAGGTCCATCACGCCGTACGGCGGCGTCTGACCCTTGTCGAGGTAGGGCTTCTGGTTGATCTGCAACAGGCCGCCCGAGCGGTCCTGACCCTGCCCGTTCCACGCCAGAGGGTTCCAGTGCGACTCCCGGTAGGAGATGGCCGCCATGTTGGCCAGGTCCTGCCCACGGAAGCCAGCGGCGTACAGCGCCTGAGCAACCGCAGCGCCACGAATGTGCTCGTCGCTGGATTGGAACGCTGCCACCTTGTCCTGCGGTGTGCGCACGCCGAGGTACTGGCCCGTCGAAGTGATCGAGCCACCGGGAGCGAGCGTCGAAGTCCCAGGAACCGTACCCACCGGGGCGCCTACTGAGATACCACCGAGCTTGGTACCCCGAGAGGCGTCCACCATCTTCTGATACACGTTGGGGTCGTATGCCGGACCCATGGAGGACGTGCCGAGCAGGCTTCCGGTGAGGCTGGTCAGACCGCCGAGGATCGAGGAGATGAACTTGGCGATGAATGTGGCCGCACCTCCCGCTGACCCGTCCCCACCCAATTGACCCAGCAAGCCCATCGGGGTGTTGCCCATCAATTCGTTGAGGTCAACATCACCGACACCGACGTGCCACGGCTCGCCCTGCGACTTGCCGGACTTCAGTCCGAACTTGGCGGCGTTGGCCATGATCCAGCCGTACTGCGAAGGCGGCCCCAGGTCAGCAGCGTCCCCACGAGTGTGCGCGCTAGGTCCTCCCGATACCCGGCTATACCCCTTGCCCTTCAGCCGCCGCTGCATGGCGTTGTCACGCAGCCCCGAGGTGACCCTCAGCTTGGGGTTGGCCTGCAGCATCGGCCCGAGCTTGGAGCGCATGTTCTGACTCAGGCCCGATGTGCCGGTGCCACCGAACTCGCCGTAACCGCCGTCACCAATGTCTCCGACATCGCCCTTGCCGATGTTCTCCAGACCCTGCATCAAGAACGACTCGACGGTATCGGGGAGGAAGTTGACCCAACTGGCCAGACCGCTGCCAGCCACCGACGTGACCAGTGACTGCGAGGCCTGACCGAAGATTTGGTTGAACCACTTGTTGGCCTGCTCCCTGTTGAGATACGCACCAGTCATCTTGCTGCCCATCGAGAACTGGGTGCGGGTCAACTCGGTCGCCGCCTCCATCCGGCGCTGGGCGAGGTTCGTCTCGTCACCGCCGATCTTGAAGTCCTCCGGCTTGGACTGGCTGGCCCGCTGCAGCACGTAGGTCCACCAGTAGTCGCGCATGTTCTGCGGCACGGCGTTGGCGTCGAACCAAGCGTCGATGTTGCTGCCGGGGAAGTACTGGGCCATCAACTCGCCGTAGGTGAAGTCCTTGCCCTTGTTGGCTCCTGGGCGCAGGTCCTTCAACCACTTGAGGATCGAGTCGGCCCACTCCGAGAGCGACTTCTGCCGACCGCCCACGGCGATCATCGAGTAGGCACCGCCTGTCAGCATCTGGCCCTGGCGTTGCGCTGCTGTGTTACCAGCGAAGCCGCCGATCATCGAGGCGATGTCTTGCACGTTGGCACCGGGGTTGAGTTGCTGAGCCTGCCGGACACCCTGGAAGAAGCCAGCGGCTCGCACACCCTGGCCGCCCTCCTGGCCACCGAAGTTGTACGCCGCACCGTAGCGAGGGGCGTTCTGGAAGAGGCTGATGAGTTCGGACGGGTTGCCGTAGATCGAGCCGGGGAAACGGGCCATCGTTCCCAACATGCTCTCGATGGATGTGTTCTGCTGACGCGCGGTCAGGCCCAACGAGGTGGAGGCAGCGAGCACGTTGCCGCGGTTGGTGTTGATCGTGTCCCGCAGGAACCGCAGCGGCGTCATCGCCGTCGCCTTCAGCAAGCTCTCCTGCTTGTCGGTACCCAGGTATGCACCGGCAGCGATACCGCCCTCACGGGCCTGTGCTGTGGCGCTGGACAGCCAATCGCCTCCACCACCACCGCTGGCTGCTGGCACACCGCCTGAGAAGCCACCGCCGCCGACTGGTGCACCACCACCGCCGCTCATGATCCCGGCCAGCGCGCTCTTGGTCTGGGTGGCCTCGCTGCGGATGCTGCGCAGCATGCTGTTGAGGCCGGTGGCCATCATCGGGTTGGCCGAGAACAGGCCGATCGTTGCCTTCAACGCCGACAGCGAGCCAGCCAGTGCGTTGATCGCAGTGGTGGTGGACTCGACTTCGGGAACGCTGACGTTGAATCCGGTGCCCAGTGAGGGCATGTTCATACGCGCACTGCCAGTGGCGTCGGCCTCATCCGGCATAGCGTTCCTTCTTCCAGCGGATCATCTTCAACCAGTACTCACGTTGTCGTTGTGGCATGGCCCGTATCTCATTCAGGCTCCAGCCGGGATAGTTGTTGGCAATCACGTCGTAGTTGACGAAGAGGGCCTGTTCGTTAGGGACGAAACAGATCGCCCCAGCCGAGGGAGAGCGTCTGATCACCTCCGCACCCAACGCACTTCGTCTGCACGTCGAGGTCCACCGATGGCTGACGCTCCACGAGCTTGTTGAGCAGTGCCTGACGGTCCCTGATACCCAGGTTTCGGGAGAACCCTGTGGGGTCGGGGATCAACTGCCCGTTGCGCTTGGTAACACAGCGGGCGATCATCGTCGTGTTCTGCTCTGCAGCAGTAGCTCCTTTCTTGCCGATCGCTTCCTCCTGATCGGCACCGATGGCCGGACGGAACTCCAGATCGTCACCGTCCTTGGTGGTGTAGTGAAACAGCGGTGTGTCAACGTCTTGGACCTCCTTCGGCAGGAGGTCCACGGAGAGGATCAGGGCAGCCTCCTGCTCGACGTTGCACAGGTTGCAAGTGAACGGGATGACCTTCTCATCCCCGAACGAGGCCCGCACCACCTGCAGGAACAACTGCTCTCGTTCACCGAGCAGAAGCTCACCGAGACGGAACTTGCGCTCCGCCACCGGCAGGGTGGACAGGTCGATCGCACCGATGCTGACCACCCCCAGTGCGATGACCGTCGAGAAGAAAGCGAGTTGATCGGGAACCTTGGCGAGGGCTTCCTCGTCGGCCCCGGTCAACTCGCGCACTTCCACTTCCTTGTGCCATACCCCCCTATCGAAGAGACCTCGGGGCAGGCTGAACCCTACCTTGGGCGCATCAGCGATGAGTGGGATCGGACCAGCCACTGCCTCCTTGGCAGCACGAATCTGATCCTGCTTGCTCCGAGTTGGTTCTTCAGACGTAAGTACGTCAGTCACGTTGTGATACTCCTGTGGTTACGAGATGCGGACGCCAGCCCCGCCACCGGCACCTGCGTGTCGGAGGTTCTGAGCATCGACGGTTCCGAAGAACACGTCGAAGCCCTCGTGGTGGACCGTCATCTGATGGATGAGCACGGCGTTGTCCATCGCGCTCAGGTTGTTGAAACCGATGCTCGCCGTCCAGCAGTTGTAGAAGGCGAAGGCCATGATCGAGCCACTGGTGTCGCGCGTCGAGCCGGACTCCGGCCCATCGGTGACAGGGTGGTCGAGGACACGCACGGCCATGTCGTAGCGGAACTCTTCGCCCATGCCGATGGTCCCCTGGCCCCACTGGACCGAGAACATCTGCTTGGCGAGGTTCCACATACCGGGCTTGGTGTGGAACACCCCGGCGCTCATCGTCAGCGGAGCAAAGTCCGTCTGGCCGGGGAGCTTGTGCGGGTTGGTGTTCCAGCCGCCTTCGCGGTAGGGCACCATCTCGGTGTTCATGGCGATGCCTTCGACGCTCATGAAGCCCATCTCACCGATGAGCCGCGAGAGCGTCGCGTCGCTATGGAACAGTTGGATTTGGAACTTGAAGTTGCGCACCGGGTCGGCGCGAAGCCGTGTCCGATCCGCAAGGCTTGGTGCTGTTGCCATTGTGATACCTCCTTGGGATCAGGCCGCTGGCTGGACTTCGGTGGTGAAGGTGCCCTGATCGAACTGGGTCACCCGGATGATCACGAACTCGGCGGGGTACTCCAGTGCGACACCGACCTCCATGCGGACTTCGCCGCCTTGGATCACCGCGGGGGTGTTGATCGTGTCGTCGCAGCGGATGTAGTACGCCTCGTTCGCGTTGGCCCCACGCAAGCCGCCCGCTTCCCACAGCGGCCGGAGGATGCGGTCGCCTGCCATGCGCAGAGCGGACCACAGCCGTTGGTCGTTGTTCTCGAAGACGGCGAACTGGGTCGAGCGCCGGAGGACTTCCTTGATGTAGATCAGCGTCCGGCGAGCGCTGACGTACTTGTCAACTCCGTAGGTCTTGCGGGTCCGGCCACCCATGACACAGATGCCGGAACCGACCACGGAGCGGATCACGTTGATGTTGCTGGCGTTGAGGTCGCCAAGCTCGGTGTCGGTGAACTTGGTCTGCACGCCGACAGCGTTGGACAGACCGGCGATGACACCAGCCGGTGCACGGAACACGCCGACCACCGCGTCGATGCGAGTCATCATGCCGATCACCGCTCCACCGGGCGGAATCTGCATCGTCGTGCCCACCCGAGCGGGATGGGGGATGATGATCCACGGCGTGTAGGCGGCGCTGTAGCTGTCGCCAGTGTTGACTCCGAGGCTCGACTGGATCGTGCTCTTGTAGGCCGACGAGGTTGCCCCCGGTGCCCGAGGGGGAGCCGAGTCGTTGACGATGAAGATGTCCTGCCGATCGGTGAACGATGTCGAAGACACCGTGCCACTGACCCACGCCGACGCAGCGTCAACAGAGTCGAGCTTGGAGGCATCGTTGAGATACCCGCAGATGTTGAGGGTGATCGGACCCTCCAGCTTGGTGACAGCCTGAGCGGAAGCGACCATCGTGGCCGAGTCGGGCAGACCAGGATCGACACCACCAGCGAGAGATACCGCGTTGGTCGTCGGCGTCGGCTGTGGCTGGGCTTCGTTGAGGTCCATGACCCACACGTACTGCGAGCCGGTGGATGGGTCGTTGACCACCGAATCGACACGCCGCGTGCCCGCAATGTCCCCGATGATCGACAGGCCGGGGAACGTCTCCACGACCTCATCGACACCGGCCGAGTTGCGCATCAGGACTTGCAGCACGAACACGTCGGCTGGCGCTGGCCCGGTGGGATCGACGGTCGATTGTGTGGCCAAGTTGTACTTGATCGAGTCACCCCAGGTGCCTGGTGACCGCGCCTGCAACGAGAACGACTGCAGCGGGTCGCCAGTGGCGTCCTTGCCGTTCACGTCGATCGTGGCTGGTGTGCCTCCGGCAGTGCCGTCCACCGCGCGGATGATCCAGGCGAAGCGCCCTCCGTTCTGGAAGAACGAGTACACACTGAAAGGCAGGTATGAGAGGCACTTCAACGTCCCGCCTGGGATGGCGAAAGTGTTGAAGTCACCGAAGAGCGTCACGAAGTCGCTCCACGACTCACACAGAGTCGGCTCGTTGATCGGACCCTTGGCTGTTGCACCGACGAAGCAAGCCACCGTCACCGTCCCCGCCACATCGGACGGGTTGATGAGAAGGCTCTCTTCCAAGTACACGCCAGGGCGGCGGTATGTCAATGGCATTGGTCGCTCCTTGCGAAGATAAGACGTGTGGTCCGAAGGAGTGCGACAGCTAGTTCTACATGCCAGGCGGCGGTATCACGGAGAAGGGGTTGGCACTTCGACGCCCTCGTGGTCAACGTCGAAGTAGTGGTCGATCATCTGGCGGTCGTAGACCGGGATGTGGACCCTGAAGACCTTGTAGAAGGCCGAGTCAACGAGCCGCGTCTGCGGCACCTCGGCCAACATCGAGACGGTGTACACCTTGCGGAAGATGCGCTTGGTGCCCGACTCGTTGGTTTCGGATTGGTCCGTGGCGGCGTAACCGATCTGCTCAGTACGCCGCCACGTTCCATCGACATCGACTGCGATCCAGAAGGGTCGCTGCGGCAGCACGTCGGTGGCGAAGATCGAGCGCAGATAGCGGTCGTGAAGACTGTGCCGTGAGTACACGTTGACCTGGTACACCAACCGGAACGGCAGGAAGTTCCTGATCTGGTAACTCATCAGCCCCCACCCACCAGGAGGCGGTGGCAACTGCGTGGAGATGTCTGGGCGGTATAGCCCTTCCACCGGCTCCCAGTGGTCGCTGGTGAACAGTTCATAGGCAGGCTCGGCAGTGATCGAGTCGATGGTGATGAACGGGTACCTGATCTGGCGCTCGCCGGTCGGCCAGCGGAACCACACACCGACCTTCACCTTCGGGTCGGTTTCTTTCTGGCCGGGAACCTCGATGCCGGAGAGATAGCTCTTCAGCGCCTCGTCCTCGGCCAACATGAAGCCGGTGTGTTGCCAAATGTCCGGCTCTGCGGTCAACGGTCGGATGCTCATGTGACCCTCGTTCCGTAGCGCGCCTGGGCCGCGGTGCGGGCGTAGGCGTTGGCCAACGACACCTCACTGGTCAGCGTGCGGAACAGCGAATTGGGGGTGTTGTCGGCATCGCCGTACTCGATCGCCCACGCCTGGCTCACGTAGTCCTGCGACGTGACGCCGATGTACAGCAGGCCATCCTCGGACCACACGGTGATCTGGTCGGCAAGGTCCTGCCAACCCGGCGTCTCCCGTGCCCGCTCAACCACCCTGTCGTGGAAGTAGTTGATAACAGCCTCAGAGCGTTGCGTGGCTTCGGTCTGGACACCCTCGACGTAACGCGAGAGGGAGTCCAGCCATTGCTGGCTGATGGCGATGTTCGCCATTGCTACTCCGTTGGGCTGTTGTGATCGCGACCCGCTTGGCCGAGATGAGCCAACCTTACAACAGGCCCTGCAGTGCGACCATCAATCGCTCCATCGCGTCGGCCTGGAAGCCGGTGAGCGTCAGGGTGGAGAGGCCAAGGCCCGAGTCTTGTGCTGCCGATACCCCGGTATCACCGAGTGATACCGAGCGCACCCAGAGATCGGGGTTGAGCAGATCGCAGACCTCCACGATCTCGTCGCGCGCTGCCTCCAGAAACGCCAGTCGATAGGTGAGGTTGGCGACATCGACGGAGAGCCGCCGCGCCGCCATCTGTGCTACGGCTTCGTTCATTCGGGCGAACCTACCAGTACTGATTGGCCTGGTAATTCCGATCAATGACGGTTCGGTCCTGGGTGTAAGTCTCGGTGCCGTCGATGCGCAATGAGCCATAGAGCAACTGAGAGTTGATACCAGGAGGTGACCAACCGATGCCCCGAGTGTAGAAGCCCCAGTACGCATTCTGCCCGTTGGCGGAAATCGACACGTCTGTCTCGAAACTCGATTGGTTCCATGGATACCCGAAGTTGGGGCCGACATCTTGGCTCACGTACATGCTGTTGACTTGACGGTTGTTGCCCGCCGAAGGGTCACCAGAGACGTACGGGCCTGGGAAGTTGAGATAGCAGTAGACGTGCCAGTTGTATATCTGGACAGAACTGGGCACGTAGATCGGAGCCTGCTCGTCTCGGTGCATGCCGTTGAATTGGATCGAGTTCGACCACGGTCGAGTGAGCGTGTCGGTGACGGTGTGCGAAAGCTGACTGTGACCGATGAGCACCCGCACTGGTGATACTGCTGCCCAAGCGCTCTTCAAACCACCCGCACTGACCGAACGCACGAAGAAGGCGACCTGATAATCCTCGGCCACATTGAAGGGGTTGGAAACCCCAGAGTTGGCCGGGATGTTTTGGGACTGCATTGGTGAGTCGGGATTGAGAGCACTGTTGGTCATCACCACATCGGTGGAGACCGTAGGAGCGCCACCGGCTGCCGGAGCGGGCCACTGGACCCTGACGGTTGTGAAGCTCCAGTCGTAGACCGTGGGGGTCCCTGGCGGATTGGGATAGCCCCGATAGGACGAGTCGCGCCACACCCCGCCCGACTTGATGTACAGGCCATTGGCGACTTTCCACGCCCCACCATTGCGCATCCTGATGCCACCATTGGTGGCCGTGCGCCAGGCACCACCGGACTTGATCTGGACGGTCATCAGCTAACCCAGATCGAGCCTTCGGGGACATTGCCGACACCAGGGTCGGCACCGTAGTAGTGGGGAGCGAAGTTGCCCCGCTGCGTGCCTCCGGCGTCGAAGTAGTTGATCACGTTGCCACCGTACATTGACATACCACTGCGAACGTTGAGCGGCCCGCCTGATGTCTCCACCGCACCGGCAAGCACGGCCAACTTGGTGGCCCCGAGAGCACCAGTGCCGGTGTTGCGTTGTTGGATGACCGCTCCATTGGCGTCCCCGGTGTGAATGGCAGCGTTGGTGACCACTCCGGCGTTGGCGGTGACCAAACCGCTGACCCCGAGTGTGCCGCCCATGGTGGCCACGCCACTGACTGCCAAAGTCGTTGCCGATGCGGCTCCGAGTGTGGATGTGTCAGCAGTGACCGTGCCGACCGCGACAGCCTTGCCGGGAGCATTGAGCACGGTTCCGGTGCCGGAGAGCGTCAGCGAGGGCGCTGATACCGGGCTATCGGACACCAGGTCGGTGGCGCTCGTGCTCAGCTTCACGGTCTTCGCCCCGGTCTTGATCGTCACCCCCGAACTGTCGGCGGGAACGGTGAGCACACCGTTGAGCACGTTGAGTTGATGGTTGATACCGACCTCGGTCGGCCCATAGATGACACCCTTGCCAGCCGAGGCGTTGTGGCTGATCGTCGTTGTTGCCCCTTCAGTGACCACCAGGCTGGCCGGGAACGGCGTCTGCGGCCTCCAAGCGTTGGCGGCGGTACGAAGCTCCAAACGATCGGAGGCAGCGTTGTAGACGACCTGACCGGGCGTGACGGACAAGCCGTCACGCATCGTGTTGTCGGCCACGCGGACGTTGGCGCGGGCCTGAATCCACTCGGCGTCGGATTCACGCCAGTAGTTGACGTAATCGACCCAGTTGGCGAGGCCGTAGTTGCCGGGGAGCGGTTCGGTGACGGTCATTGGAACTCCTTACATCAAGACGACGAGGAAGCCGACGTTGATCTTGGCGTTTGGTATCACACCAGTGCCGGATACCCACGAGACCGGAACCTCGGCGTTGGTGGCACCTATGGTCGGTGTACCTGTCACCAGGAAGCGGTGCGTGTTGGCGGCATTGTCCCAATCGGTGAGTTGCAGTCTTGAACCAGCGGTACCAGAGGCTCTGATCCACGGCGTACGGTCTGCTCCATCGGAGTCGATCAGCCGCATATCAATCAACGTGGCCAGTGAAGGGTTGGTGTTATCGAGCCGCAACTGACTGCCGGTGGCTGGCGGCGCGGCGTTGGAGAACTGCCACGGAGCGCTGTTGTAGAGGTACTCGGGCCTGCTCTCCAAAGCGCCGACGCGGGTCTGCAGATCGTTGACACTGGTGTCCAGTTGGCCGAGATGGACTTGTATCGGGCCGATCATCGCTGCGAAGTTGTTGATCTGCTCGTTGAGATAGTCGAGCGTGGCGTTGAGGTCTGCGTCCCAGGGGTCTTGGCCAGCGACTGGTGGTGTGTAGGAACTCATGTGATACCTCCGTATGGGCCGGAGCCATAGGGGCCGGAACCGAACCCGAGGCCTGCAGGCGCGGTCCCTGGCTGGTAGTCGAAGATCATGTCGTCGTCGGGGAAGGTTTCGATGCATGTGATACCAATGATCACGTCTTCTCCCTGCACACGGCCCCTGATCTGATACGCGCTGATTTCGTAGTAGCGCCCGTCGTAGTAGCAGATGTCGTGCATCCGGTCCCGCCGCCAGATGTCCGATGGCGACGTGTCCTGCAGCCGGTTGCCGTGAACCTCGGTGACGCTGAAGCCTGCCTCGTACATCTCCCGAGCCGAGACGGCGAAGCGCAGGCGCTGTGTCGGTCGTCGGCCCTCGGACGTGTAGTCCTCGGTGGATTCGGTCTGATCGACCCACAGCACCGGCACCCGCACACCTGTGTGATACCGCCGATAGCCCTCGTCGTATACAGCGTCGTACTCGCTGTTGTCGGCATCGAAGCGGTAGTAGATCACGGCTTCGCCTATGGTCTTGTGATACCGCTCAAAGTGCTTCCATATCTGACGGGCTTCTCGGCGGACCTCCATTACTCGATCCTCGTCTCATCTCCTGTTCCGAGGAACGACGGGAACGTCACCGCTGGGTAGTTGATGCCGTGGCCGCTCAACTGCTCCAGTTCGCGCACCTTGGCCCACGTCGGCGTCTCCGACTCGTCGGTGGTGCCTTCGGGGATCGGCGGGTAGAGGCGCTTCGGCCAACGTGGATCATCGAACTCGCGGTCTTGGTACACCGGCACGTAGCGCCCCGTGGTGTAGCTGACTCGGCGCAGACGCCACTGCTCCAGCTTGCCGAGGCCCATGTTGAGCGAAGCAGCCTTGGTGGTGTACTCGTTCTCCCAGTACTGCATCATCTGCAGCACCTGGGTGTAGCGCTGGTGGGCCGGGATGAACATGCCCTCCGGAGTCGATACGTCGATATCGAGAGCAAGCTCGATCGACAGCGACCACAACGACCTCACGACCGCACCGATCTGGGCCACTTCGACTTCGGCATCGGACAGTGTGTCGAGCGTGTCCTCGGTGTTGTAGAGCACTTCCACGAACGTGTCGTGGATCGCCTTGGCCAGGTCGGCATCGCTGAACCAAGTGTGATAGTACCCGGCCACCACGATGTTGCTCTGGAGCAGGGCCTCGTCGGTCAGCTTGAGCAAGCCGTTGCGCTCATCGAGCGTCCAACTGTCAGTCAGCGCGCTCGTCACCGGGTCGGTAGCGGTGACCGTGTAGACCTGCAACGAGTTCGGTGTGACCAGGGGATGGGGGAGGCGGATGGTGAGGACGTTGAGAGGGCCTTCGCTGATCTCGAAATACTTGGGGAAGTCCCGCAACAGCATCCGGACTCCGGCGGCCACCTCCAGCACTGATGTCATGATCCCTCCATACCGGGGTTAGAACGTCATCCATAGCCCCGTTGTCGGTGGGGGCGTCATGGTGTCGGGTGGGGCGGGCAGGTTCTCCTGCGTGGGACGGACGACCAGCGTGCCGCCACGCTGTACTTCGATCGGGTTGCCATCGGCGTTCTCATCGAGGTATGACAACAGCACCGGATCGGCCGTGCCGTTGTCTTGAGCGACGAGGACCTGGAACGGAGTCCCAGCAGCGACCATCGAGAAGGCGGCAGGAAGACCCATGGCCAGCCCGCCCTCTGCGAGCCAGCGCCCTTGGATCGGCGCGCGGGTGACCAGCGACGCGCCGAGGTCGCTGAGCTTCTTGTTGGCGGCATCGAACGACGCCCCGGTGACGAGCAGGGCGAGGATCGAGTCGGTGTCCCAGTGCAGTGTTCCCGCTGCCAGCAGGTCAGTGACCTGGGCGTAGTTCTGATTCGTCATGGCCCCATCCTCTCACGGCACGCGACCGTTGGGGCCTACCACGAACGGACTGGTCCAGTACCCAGGAATGTCCGGCCAGACCGGCCCGCCGCCGCTGATGGTTGGTAACACATCAGTAGTGGAGGTACGAGGCTTGATCACGCACTGCCCCCACAGCCACGTCTTCAGTGTGTCGGCAGGCGGCCACGTCTCGCCCTCGGGCCAGTCATCGGGCTGCGCGAAGTTGGAGTAGTCGAAGGGGCTGACCGAGTACAACTCCCACTGGTAGGTGCCCCAGTAGATGTTGCGTTCCCGCGGCAGGAACAGTTGCACGAGGGTCGTGCCTGTCGTCTCGGGAGCTACCGGGGCGGTGTAGTCGGCATCCACGATGAAGTCGTTGACGAAGGTGGACTTGTAGTAGTGCAGCACCCTGATCTGTGCGTGCCACTCCCAAGTGCTCGGGTCGTCGGCGTCCATCATCGGGTCCTGCAGCGTCAGCGGCACCACCACGTCGTCGCCTTGGTAGAAGGTCAGATCGAGCCGAGAGGGGAAGTTGACCCAGATGCGATTGCCGTTTGCGTCGAGGATGAACCCAGGTGTGTCGTCTGTCGTGCTCGGCGGTGGGAAGAACGGGATGAGGTTCGGCATCGTCCATTCCTGGGGGTACATCTCGGTGGCCTCCATCAACATCGGGGTGCTGGCAGCGATACGCGCCGGAGCGTCCTGGCCGAAACGCTGGGTGACAACCTGGCCAGTCATGAGCGAATGTACGTGTAGGACGTGAGGAAGGCGGGCGTAATGTCGATCGGCGCACCTGAGCCGATTTCATCTTCGGTGATCGGGTGGGTGTGCGGTGTCACCGGGTCGATCGTGATGGGGTGATCGTGGTCGCCTGCGTCACCCAGAGTGTGATAGTGCTCTGATCCACTGGACCCTACTGTGATACCAGTCAGTGCGGGCCTGGACCAGTCCATCGGCTCCACCGAGTAGGTGTGGTTGCGGTCGTTGAACAGAGCGTCGATCTTGTTCTGGCCACCCCACATCAGGGCGATGACCGGCGAGGCGTTGCCGAAGAAGTCCATGCCGTTGTGAGCGTGGCCGGGATCGGTGACAGGGTGTCCGTGAGCGCCACCGGACACCGGGTGGTTGTGCGAACCGGCACGGCTGGTACGCGCGTTGACAGGCCCTCCACCGGCCGCCGTGGTACGCACGTTGTGACGATGCTTGGGAAGCTGACTCGCCACCAGCGAAATCTGGTTGAGGTTCGCGCCGCCCTGGGCGAGCGGAGCGCCAGTGGTGGACATCATCACTCGACCGCTGGCGTTGGGCAGTGTCATCGTCCGGTTGGGAGCGACCCCGCTGATGAACGGCTGCAGTGCCACCAAGGTGAACAGGCTTGGAAGAGCCGCCTCGCTGACGGTACGGCCGTCGAAAGGTATCCAACCGAGAGGGACCATCACCGAAGGCGGCTCGACGCTGCTGATGATAGCTCCGACCGGAACAGCGCCAGCGAGCGTGGCCAGTTCCTTCCATCCGGTCGCTGTGCGCACGTAGACACGACCGGAGTCGTGCTGGAAGATCGAACCGAGGGCTGCAGTGGCCGGGAGCGATCCAGTGCCGACTTGCAGGTTGCTGCCCTGCACCGTCTCGGTAGCCGTGAGCGAGTCTGCAGCGATGCTGCCTCCGGCCGCCAGGTCGCCAGCGAGGTTGAGGTTGTCGTCCACCTGCAACGTGGCCGGAGCGATGCGGCGCAAGCCGGTGTCGTCTGCCCAGCGCACCCCGCCGCCGCCGTCGATGCGGAAGTAGTTGCCGGAGCCGTTGAGGTTGCGCACCAGATCGGAGTTGGTGGGGACTCTGGTCAGCAACGCCTTGGGCACCTGGACGCGCTTGTCGATCACGTTGTCGGTGAACGCCGACGAACCTGAGGGACAGAACACCGCGGCGAGCACGGTGGCGTTGAGCGGCGGATCAGGGAACACGGGATCGACGGCCGGAAGGCCGGGGATGACCTTGATTGTTCCACTGATGTCAGCGACGATCAGATCGAACCGATCCTGTGACCCGCCGACACCAAGCTGCACCGTGCCTGCCGGGAGCGTCATCACCTGACCGTTGATGATGACGAGGCCACCGAGTGTGGAGACGGTCGTACCCGACACAGTGATCAGGCACCCCTCGACCACCCCCCACAATCGGTTGGCGAGCGCATTGAAGTCGATCTGGTCAGGCTCGGCCATCCGAGGATTGGAGACGGTCGCCGCATTGGGGATGAGGAAACCATCATGGGTCACTGTTGGCCGCATGCGGCCCTCCTATCCGCGTTCGTAGACCTTCCCCAGGCTGTGGAGATACCGGGCAATGTGCGCCGGGACTCGGTATCTCTTGCCCTGCTCCAGTCGATAGTGGTGGTGTGGATTGCCGTACGTGAACTCTTCGATGGTCTCAGCCATACGAATCTCCACGAAGTCGTCGTCACCGCGACGCTGTGGAACCTCTTGGATCGGGTCCACCTCGATCTCGGTGTGGCCGGTCTTGGGACCGAAGCCCAGATCGGACGGGCGCGTGACCTCGCTGTTGGCGGGGTCCATGTCGGGCGGGATCACTTGCTGTTGCTGTTCCTGCTCGACCTCGGGAAGTGGCTGAGGCTGTCTTGTTGGCACGACGGATTCTCCTTGGATACTCGGGTATCAGCCGAGCCTATTACCGCGGGCCAGCAACCGCCTGAACAGTGACTGGGTATGCACCACCGGCAGGCGGGCCTGCACCGGCAGCGACGGTCAGTGTCGCCGTCTTGGCTCCGGCCGCTGCGTAGGTGACGGTGACTGGACCCTTGCTGGCCGCCTGTGTGGCCGGTGTGCCGTCAGGTGGGAAGGCCCAACTGAAATCGGCAGCCGGACGAGCGCCCGGTGTCGAAGCGACGAAGGTGAACTTCAGACCGTTGGTGGCGTCACCAGTGGCGGTGACCTGTGGTGCGGCGATGTTGCCGGAGCCGCTTCCGGCCATGGTGGGTCCATGTACTGCGACAATGCTCATTGTGATACCTCCATAGGCGCTCGGGGGCTGTGCGGGTGCGCCGCTCAGCCCCCAAGCAAGGTCGTCTCAGTTGGTGACCATCTTGACCACGGACGAATCCGTGATGACGCCCCAGCCCCAGATCGAGTACCACGCGAGAGCGTGCTCACGACCGAAGTCGAGCACGCCACCGTCACGGAGTTCGACGGGGAGGGAGATGGCATGGCCGAAGGCGTTGTCGCCCAGGAGGATGCCCTCGTAGGCACCACCAGTCGGACCCCACGGCTCACCCCAGCCCGGAAGGCCGGTGTCGCCGGTCGGCAGGTCGTCCAGGGTGCCTGGGTCTGCGAGGTCGGGGTACTGGTCGCTGGCCACCGCGTAGCCAGCCGGAGCGCCTGTGCCGCCAGCAGCAAGCTGCGCAGCGGTGAGGCCGAGGTTGAGGCCTCGCCAGTCGGGGTTGAACGGGTTGGCGGTGGTCACGTTGGCACCCGGCAACTGCGGGTACAGGTCAGTCGCATCGGTGCCAACCGGCGCGCCGATCTGCGTCGTCTCGATGAACACCACGTCGTCCAAGCGGCCGATTTCCCCGAGCATGAAGTTGCCGGGGGCGGCGTACTTGGTGACCTCGATCCACTGCGGTGTGTCACGCAGACGGCGCGACTGGTGCGGGTGGATGAAGCCGACGTACGTCTCACCGAGACGCGGGATGTTCTTCGACGCCAGTACCTCGACGCCATCCTTGACGGTGTGGCTGGTGAGGTAGAAGTCGTCGGCCACGGAGCCAGTGGCACCCGAGGCGACAACGGCGGCGACGTTGGCCGCAGGCGTTCCCGGCTCGTAGATGCCGTAGCCGGTGTTGATGGCGGCGGGCTTCTGGTAGCCGAAGACGACGCTCGATGAGCGCTGCAGTGTGGCCCGCGCTTGCGAGTCCATGTACAGCGCCATGTTGCGACCGAGCAGACGAGAGGCCGAGGCCATGATGTCATCGAAGCTGGCGTTGAGCAGAAGCTCCGAGACGGCGACGGCGAAGCCCTGCTCGGCAACGGTGATCGCGTACTGGTTGGCACTGATCGCGTGGGTCTTCATGCGCACGCCTTCGATCAGTGGGCCGGAAGGCATCGGCAGGTTGTTGTAGCGCATGAAGTTGACCGTCAGACCGGGCATCGTGCCCAGTTCGGTCTTCTTCACCGCGAACTGCTCGAAACGCAACACGGGCATGGACTGGAAGAGGATTTCCTTCGACCAGATCGTCTGGATCGCAGGCCCCATCATCGTGGAGCCAGTGGTCACGCTTCCTGCGTAGCCCGCTCCGGTGTTGTCCGACTGCGCGAGTCCGTAGTAGCCGGTTGGCTCCACGTACTGCGAATAGGGACCACCAGAAGCGAGGCGCGTTGTACCAGTGATACCGGATACAACAGGAAGCTCACCACCAAGAGAGCCGCCAACGGCCATAGTGGTATCTCCTTATGTAGTTGAGTTGTGTGAACTCGCCTATCGCATGCGACGGTTATTCGGATTCGTCGCCTGTAGGAGTTGACCTCGGTACTTCTTGTACGTCTCCATGTCCATGCCCTTGATGTCCTCGGGCGTCAACGTCTCGTATGTCGGCATTTGCTCCATTGGTCCTACAGGGGGTGCAGTCGGCGCGGCCCCCCTTGGTTGCTGGAAGGGAGCGGCTTGCTGGTTGGCGATGGCCATGTTGGTGAATATCTGCTCGGTGCGAGCCTTCATCACCTCGATCGAAGCGTCGATCGCTTCAGGAGTCTCGCCACTGATCAGATCACGCAACTCGGGCAGGATGAACTCCTGCTCTTGCTCGATGCGATCACGCCGGTACTCCTGTACTTGAGTGAACTCACGCTCCTTGGCGAACACCGCCCGGTCGGCGTCATAGCGCCGCTCCAGATCGGTGAGCTTTGTCTGCCACTCCGTGTCCCTGCGGGTGAGCAGGTCACGGAGTTCCATTTCGCCCTCTTCCTTCAGCCGACGTGCTTCTTCGGCTTCGGCTGCCAAGCGGTCACGCTCGGCTTGCTCCTGCTCGCGGGCTTCTTG